AGCGACTACACAAGATTTAAAAGCAGCTTGCGATTGGTTAAAGACCAACGATATTACAGGTGTAGCTTTTGATGGTAGTCCTTTAGATAAGCTAAACAAACTTCTACCTACTGTTGACCCTTCGCTCGTTAAGAGGAAAGTATATGGCAAGCAAAACTTCTAAGTATTATAAGAAGAATCCAAAAGCTAGGAAGAAACGTCTTACCCAGCAAAAGAAATACAACAAAACAAGAAAAGGTCTAGCAATTAGAGTCAATGCAAACAAACTTAATAGAAAACTTGGCACATATGGCAACCGTGACGGGTTGGATGCCGCCCATTATAAGGGTAGCAAAACCCGTGGCAGAAAACAAAAGCCATCTATTAACAGAAGAAGCAGACTTAAAATTAAAAAATGACTCCATTACTACCTAACCCCGATCACTATTTACACAATTTAATAACGATGACAAGTTCAGAATCAAAGCGGCTCTGGAGAAGAGCTATCAAAGAGCACTTTAATTGTCAATGCGTTTATTGCGGAGAATTTCATGAATTACACAACCTTACAATCGACCATGTACGCCCAAAATGCAAAGGGGGTAGAGATATTGCGTCGAATGTTGTACCCTCATGTCGACGATGTAATCAGGAAAAGGGTAGTAACCACTGGAGGGACTGGATGAGGTCGACATTCGGCATAACTGAACGAGAACAAACTATTCTATCACACATAAGATGAATGAAGAAGATAACCTTAGCGAAGAAGGTCTTGGTGAAGTAATTAAAAACCAAGACAAGAAGCTAAAAGAAGATCTTGATGAAATAAACTACAGAAATAAAGAATTAGAAAGAAGGCAGAAAGAGCAACAACCAGATATACCCGGTTTGTTTGAAGCTCGTAGTGGTTTTAGAACTGGAACTGGTCTAGCTTTTGAAATATTAGCAAATACTGGATTAGACTTTTTTACTTTTGTTCCCGGTACTCAGCAAGCTGGATCTGCATTTATAAACTACTTAGCACAGAAAATACGTGGTGGCGAAGTCAGCAAAGGAGAAATTTTAGCGGCTGCTGCTACAAGTCAAATACCCGGATTATCACAAGCTAGTGCTTTAACAAAAGCTGGACGTCTTACAAGAAGTGTAGCTAAAGGTGGTATTGCTGGCGGAGTTACTTCTACCAGTATGTCACTTGTTGACGAAGGAGAACTACCTTCATTCGGAGAGTTTGCTACTGGAGTTACAGCTGGAGGACTAATGGGCGGAGCTTTTGATTTAGCTCCGGCAGCACTTACTGGTAAGCTTGGTAAAGAGGTAGATGATATTAAGTATGACTCAAGTGTATTTCTTAAACAGTTTAAATCACGACTAACAGGCGGACCTAGAATAGATCATATGGATCTAGGTGTTCCAACTTTCTTCGGTGAGGGTACTGTTGCAGCAGCTAAACCTACTCAATACCGATTACTCTTTAACTGGGAAAGTCAGGGAGCTAAGCCTAAAGCTAATATAGGTGATACTGTAGATATTGTACCTAGAAAAGTTCGTAGAGCAAAAAACTTGGTAACAAGAAAAGGTATAAAGTTTACAAAACCAGATTCAGTTGATTTAACAAACGGATTTAAAGCGACTAAACAACATCAAAACTTTAGTGAATTTATAGAAGACCTAATAGAAGCAGACAGAATACCAGCAAGAAATATTACACCTCAAGGTTTTAAGGCTGTAGGATCCCGTTCATCTACACCTGATTTGGACTTATACGAGGATTATATAGCCGGATACTTTAATACTTATAACACATTAGATGGTATTACTAAAGTAACTCTTGATAAAAAAACTTTAAAGCTTGGAGGTAAAAGTTTAGATAACTTAAAAGATGTAGAAAGAATACTTAAAGCATATAAACTTAATCCAAAAGCTTTTAAGAGTGGTGCATTTGATCCTAGTTCTAGTACATCTAAAGAGTTAGTTGAAGCGTTTGCACAGTCTAAAGATATAGATGATTTTATAGTACGAAATTTAAACTTACAAAGGCACCATATTGCTATTTTAGATGATAGCTTTGCATTAGTCGACGGTTTAGCTGGAAACGACTTAGATCGTATGTATAAAATTATTGATAATGAAGGATTAATTGTAGGAAATGATTCTGGTAATTTACAGTTATTACCACAACAGCTTCATCAAGGGTTTGTTCACGGAACTATATGGCCTATAGCTGGACCTAACTGGACTGGAACGAGTAATACTGCAAAATTACTGCGAAAAGATATTTCTAGGTTAGCACCAGAAAAGCGTGTAAAATATGTTCAACAGTTAAAAGATGCAGTAGATGAGATAACTATATTTATGGACGATATTATTGACGCATACATTAAAGACGTTAAAAAAGGTGGTCAAATTACACTAAAAGACAAAGAATCATTTATGGAATATGCGGAGAATTATATGTCCAGCAGAGGTTTAGTTGAGACTGCTGAAATACCAACTGTTGCAAGTACACGTAACCCAAATAAAGTAGATATAGAAGTACAAGATGAACAGTTTGCATTTGGTGAGGATACAGGAATTTAATGAATAGTTTAACTTTATTACGACAAGACTTTAAAATGTTTTTACAGGCACTCTGGCACGAGCTAGGGTTGCCTGCACCTACGAGGGCACAATATGCAATTGCAGATTACTTGCAGAATGGTCCCAAGCGACTACAGATACAGGCGTTTCGGGGAGTTGGTAAGAGCTGGATTACTGGTGCTTTTGTTCTATGGACTTTATTTAATGACTCCGAAAGAAAGATCATGATTATCTCTGCGTCGAAAGAGCGTGCAGATAACATGTCTATCTTTTTACAGAAACTTATTATAGAAACACCATGGTTAAATTTTTTAAGACCCAAATCCGACGACTCAAGGTGGTCACGTATCAGCTTCGACGTAAGTTGCAGCCCACACCAAGCCCCCTCCGTGAAGTCCGTAGGTATTACGGGACAGTTAACTGGATCACGTGCGGATCTTATGATTCTGGACGACGTAGAGGTTCCGGGAAACAGTATGACGGAGTTTATGCGTGAAAAGTTACTTCAACTCTGCACAGAAGCCGAAGCAATCCTTACGCCGAAAGACGATAGCCGTATTATGTATCTCGGGACTCCTCAGACTACTTTTACTATTTATCGTAAGCTGGCAGAGCGGAATTATAGACCGTTTGTTTGGCCGGCAAGATATCCAAGAGGTAAAAGTATTACCCAGTACGAAGGACTTTTAGCACCAGAAGTACAGGCAGATATAGATAATGGAGTCGATGAATGGGCTCCTACAGATGATCGGTTTACAGACGAAGATCTACTCGAGAGAGAAGCGTCTATGGGTCGATCTAACTACATGTTACAGTTTCAATTAGACACAAGCCTATCAGATGCAGAAAAATTCCCACTTAAGATGGCTGATCTCATTGTTACTAGCGTTAATGCTGATACTGCACCCCAAAATGTCATATGGTGCTCAGATCCAGCCAATGTTATCAAAGATGCCCCAACAGTCGGACTACCGGGGGACTATTTCTATTCACCTATGCAAATGCAAGGAGAATGGAGTGAGTTTGACGAAACCATTTGTAGCGTTGATCCATCCGGTAGGGGTACAGACGAAACAGCGGCTTGTTATCTATCCCAAAAGAACGGAATCATCTACTTGCATGAAATGCGAGCGTACAGAGACGGGTATAGTGATAATACCTTGCTCGACATCCTTAGAGGATGTAAGAAGTACAATGTTACAAGCTTGGTTATCGAAACAAACTTTGGAGACGGCATCGTAAGTGAACTATTTAAAAAACATCTTATTCAGACAAAACAAAACATACATATTGAAGAGGTCAGAGCAAATGTCAGAAAGGAAGATCGTATTATTGACAGTCTTGAGCCTATTCTTAACCAACATCGCCTTGTTGTGGATAGGGGTGTTATCGACTGGGATTATCGGTCAAACCAAGATAGTCCGCCTGAAAGCAGGCTCCTCTATATGCTATTTTACCAGATGAGTCGGATGTGTCGTCAAAAAGGTGCAGTCAAGCACGACGATAGATTAGACTGTCTAGCACAGGGTGTAAAATACTTTACAGATGCCTTACATATAAGTGCAGAAGAAGAGATAAAGAGACGTAAACAGGAAGACTTCCAGAGTATCCTAGATGACTTTCTAGACTGCCCACAGGCGAGTGCTAACCATTTAGTACTTGGGATGTCTTTAGAGCAGCGTAGAGAGGCTATGGGGCGTGATACGGGAAATGATGTACCAACATGGGTATAAAAACCGATCCCTCACGTATACAGGGGAAGAGAAGGGTGGACTCGACCCCTATGGAGGAGACTAACATCTCCTCCTACCTTATTACCGGTTATCATATGAGTTGATAACTCTTAATATACTACCACTAACTTACTCTAACAGATATTTACTGCATAATACAGGCGGAAGCTGGTAAATTTTAGCATAAATTTGAGAAGTCATATATACGACGTGCACAGGTCACAGTTTCCCCACATGGTGGTTGCTATAATATAGCGGTTGAGTCTCGCTGCGTCTCGCGATTTGCATGAGTCTCAGCGCAACAAGGACGTAGTCCAGCTAGACACGGCATGATACTGTCAAGTACTTTGTATTAATATGCCACGATCTGTTGGCATCTCAGTCTTAGTCCAGTATCATACAGTATTAGACTGCGACTCACAATCATGTGCGACTCAAATGGTATGTGTGGGACTGCTCAAATCTCAACACAATCTCAGATTGGACTGCTA